ATATCGAATTGTGATGGTCATTTTTGATGATATTTTTTGAGCATCTGAATTAACAGACTCTGGACCATGCGCGTATTTGATCTTGGCATAAACATTGGGACTGGTACCAAAATTTGACCATGATGGCACTTGAGCACCACCTGCATCTTTTGCAAGGGTGGGAACGACAAGCGTGACTTTTGTCCGCAATTCACCAGGGTTGGTCATTCGTCCACCAAGTTTCATACGCCAATATCATCCGCTGGGCTTTTCAGCACCACAACAAAATGGGCTTCGGCAAAATCTTCAGTTGAGAGTTGCACAAGATAGTTCTCTTCAGAGATCGCATCTTCAAATTTTGCAGACTGATCGCCGCTTGCGCCATAGACTCCAACCAGCTTGATTACCTCATCACCTTCGCGCGCGCCGGGCAGATAAATCGAACCGCCGCCCGTACATCCTTCAAATTCATATTTGCGATATTTCAGCGCCTCGGTTTCGAGCATAGCCAGCGCGTTGGTCAACCCAAAGGTCATCATGGTAGAGTCGCCAGTCATAGCCGGGTTCTCGAACATCTGCACCAACAGCATCGTTGCCGCAGAAACAGCAACGGGATGGATATGGCCTGCACCGTCTTGCGTCCAATCGCGGCCCGTAGCGCGCTCGATGATCTTATCCACTTGGGGCAGCAGATCTGCCAGACGGGCATCCCCGCCGGCAACACGCAGCGCGTTTTCGGCCTGAGCTGATGTGAGAATGTTGGTCATAATGTCCTTATCGATTTACCCTGCGAGCGTGGAGGACGCCCGCAGGGTGCATCCGCAGAGAGTGGAAGGGCTCCCTGAAACGCGCAATTATCCAAGCAAGGTCACGATGGCTTCGCTCTTGACAGCCTTCACGCCCCAGCACACAGCCACTTCAAAGATAATTTCGTGGTAAGCGGGATACATGGACACAAGGAAGGAAATACCGGAGAACGCATCGGTGATCACGGTATGCTCGCCAAGAGAGCCTTCCTTTGGAAGCTTGGGAGTACGGGTGAGCAGGTGAATGGCATTGCGTTCAAAGGCAAAATTTCCGGTGTAGGAAGCGCCAACAGCCACAGGGTCATTATTGACCCATGCGATCTTATTGCCGGGTTTATTCAAACCAACGGCATTGGCAGCCAGGGCAGAACCAACAACATACTTATTGGTGTCACGGCTGGTCTTGGTATTGGTCAGGATATCGCCAGCAAGAATGGTGCCAGATCCGGTATCAAGAACAAAGGACGTGCTGCCAGCGGCATAACCGGCGGTCAAGTTGATCAGGTAACCTGATCCTGTGCCGATTGTATGAGCAGAGATTTGGCCAGACTCCTGAATGTTGAAGCCTTCAAGGCGGGTCAAACGGGCATCGCGCAAAACGGCATCATCGCCAGCTTCATTGACCTTGAAAAGACTGGACTGTTTGCCGCGCAAGTTTGCGCCAGATGAGCTGTTAAGCACTATGCTCATTTCGCCGTCAACCCATGCGCCATTATCCACAAGGATCTTGCGGGTTTGGGCAAGGTCACTCAGATCAGCAGCTGTGCCGAACGGAGTTGTACCAGCAGTACCATAGGCGCGGGATGCGCCCTGTTTGGCGGCTGTAAAAAGATCAGATTCGATTTCGTTCACAAGAGTCCGGAACGCCTGCGCCATTTGCGACATCTTGATGTTTTCGTGTTGACCAGCAACAGATGCTTCTTCTTCACCGCTCCAATGGAACTGAACTTTGCGAGATTTGCTGATCGTCATGGTGCCGTAGGTGAAACTCTGGCCGGTAGGTTCTGTGGGAACTGCCGCAGGAGTAATATCTGCAGCAGACATGGTCGGAACAATCGGATAGGTAATGCTTTGATCCTTGGCAGCTTGTTCAGCAGAAGGATTGAGATGAACAGCAGGAATGAAGCCAACCTGTTCACGAAGGACACGATCAGCAACCACTTGGATGGTCGGGATCAAGCCAGTAAGGGTATTTGCAGACATGGTTTTTACCTCTTTTTATTTTTCAGATAAGTTGATTGGATTAATATGGCTAAAGATTAGCCTTCGATTTTTCCGCCATCCTTCGAGAACTTCAAACGTTCACGAGGGGACATGGCATTGAACTGCGCGAGGGTCACTTTCTTCTCATCCTCGCTGGGATCATCACTGTTCTCAGATACGAACAGCGCGGCCGCATTGCTGGTATTGTTGTCAGCATTGCGCATGGTGAGGTAAATCTTGTTGCTTTGTTCTGCCTTGATGATTGCAGCTTCCAGCGCGGGCTGCAGATCGATCGCGGCCTGTATGCCTTCGTCTGTGCCGCTGTTGAACTGAGCATTTAGCTCGTTCTGCAAGCGGGTGACTTCGTCACTATCAGCCTTGGCGCGGTCAAAATACGGTTTAAGATCGGTCATGGTGTATTTCTCCTTTTATTTTTGAACATAAAGATGTTTGCGCAAGGCTTGAACTTTGCGCGGGTCTGGCTTTGTCTCAGCCTGCTCGCTGACAGCAGGCATAGACTCCACCTCAACTTCTTCCCGCGGCATATCCGCCTGCGGTTGGTTGACAATTTGATTGGCCTGCGCTGTTGCAGGCATCGTGCTGTTATTTAGCAGCTGATTGATTACCTCATCGAGGGTTCCAATTCGATCAGCCATGCCAAGTTCAATTGCTTGCTTGGCACTCACAACGCGGCCCTCTCCAAATCCAGTGCGAACAGCCGCAGATTTCACGCCGCGATTGCGTGCAACAGCATCCACAAATGAGCCGTAAATATCGCTGACATTTTCTTGAATAGCCGCGCGGGCTTCTTCAGACAAAGGCTCGTAAGGATTCGCCTCTGCTTTATATTTTCCAGCCTTGATCAAGGAGACCTTGATGCCTTCTTTCTCAAGCTGTGCGCTGATATCCTGGTGCGCAGCGAAGACTCCAATGGAGCCAACTTCGCCAGATGGTGTAACAACAATTTCATCTGCCGCAGTACCGATCCAATAAGCAGCAGAGGCCATCAAATGATTTGCCACAGCCACAATCGGCTTGGTTCCACGCGCATCGAATATCTTTTTGGATAGTTCTTCAATACCGCCAACCTGCCCGCCCGGACTGTTCACATCCAAAACGATGGCGCTCACTTGCGGGTCATTCACCAGGTCAGCAAACTGCTTGCCAAGAGCTTCAGCAGTCGTACCGCCAGACATATTGGTCAACATGTTTGTTCGTGGAGCAATGGTTCCAAAAACTCGCATCACAGCCACGCTATTGACCTTTGTGTTCTGCGGAGGCACATCCCCATTCACGCGAGCCTGGATCTCTTCTGCGCTCAACTTTTCACCGGCCGCATGCCGAACTACGATCTCTTCCAACATGGCCAGCTTGCTCGGCAAAATTGCCCAGGGTGTTTCCATAAAGGCTTGCAAAACGTATGTTTTCATGCTGCTCCTAATTCTTGACTGGCTGCGCGGATCGTATAACTGCGAGCTCGGCGTTGATCAGCTCGCGAACGCTCGCATTATTACGGGTCATCCAATATTCATCGCCACCGTCGTAACCGCTCACATCCTCGATCTCGCGGGCCTCGTTCGGGTTCATCTGCCCTGAAGCGATCTTGATTGCGTTCAGTTCTGCGCGTGTTTTTGCATCTGTACGCAGCAAAGACTCACGCACAAATTTGAAATAGCTACTGCCCTGCTCGGCTTGGGAAAGCCAATTCAACCGCGCAGCCTGTTCCCACTGCACCAGGTACGGGTCCAGTGTAGACTTCAAATAATCAAGATCCTGCTGCGCGTTGCTGTTGTAGGCTTCTTTGCCCATATTAAGCTTGTAGGCAGGCACACCAAAGAAGTTGATCACGTCCACATCATTGGCCTGAATGCCCTCAAGAAATTGGGCGTCGGTCAGTTTCATTTGAATTGTTTCAAACTTGCCAACCTTCTTATCGAATACAGCCAGCCCGGTCTCATTCAACGACTCTTGATAGGCTTCACGCACTTTCTCTCTGCCTTCTTTGTCCATAATGGCATCCATTTGGATATAAGCCTGAGATTTCAATCCGCTGCTGCCTTGCACTTCGCTTTGTGTTTTCTTGGTCGCCAGCTGGCGGCCAAAGGTTTCACGGGCATACTCCAACACAGAGCGACCGCTGCGTCCGTTCGTCGAATTGATCATCAGGTGCGTGATCTCTACCGCAGGGATCTTGTCTTTCTTTCCGCTCGGGAATGTTGTTTCGTAATACTGATTGCCGCCTTTATCCAACTGCGGGCGGGTCACGTTGGAGGACAAAATAAACAATTCGCGATATCGCTGGCGGGGCTCCCAAATATAGGCATCGCCCCAAAAGAGCAGCCACTCCATCACAGTTTTTTTGAAGATGAACGGTGTCATCCAACGGTTTGGCTGCACCTCTAACAGATAGGCCATATTGCGCAACAGCGCATCAGGAGTCACATGCTCCACGTTCCTGCCATTGCGCACAAACATCTGGAACGGCATTTTTGCCACATCATCCCCAATAATGTTTTTGCAGCGATAAGCGGTCGCAATGGTCTTGGCTGTTTCCGCAGAAACAACCTGGTTGGCCGTGGTCATCACGCCGCCGCTTAAGCCAAATTCATAGCCAGCAAACTGCGCAGCGGCTTCGCTGATAGGCGCAACAGGGGCAGAACTAAAAGATTTTGTAAGCAATCCCATTCGTTATCCTTGTTTGTATGGCTGGAACACATTGATCAACGGACCAGACATCGCGCGTATTCGCTCAGGGTGAGGCACAGAGTTTTTACAATCCTCCACCCACGGGCGAGTGTAAAAATCAAGCGGAAAATCAAACATTTCCGAGTGATAGGTGGATGGCGGGCAATGCTTCACCGGTCCCTGGTAACAATCCATGCCGCATAAAATGACAGGGTCACAGCCCATCCACAAAGCAAACCACGTGGCCGTGTTCGAGCTAAAGAAGCCGGTCCACACATCCGGCACGTCAAATGTCACATCGGTTGATGGCTCTGGACTCACATGGATGGATTTATGCTCTTGCACAGCTTTGACCTGCAGCGGGTTAGTTTCAGGCGCATCGTTGTACACCATGTATGTGGGTTCGCAATAATAAAAAGCGTGATAATTGACAGCGATCAATAAGCAATCTTTTGGCAGGCGTTTTATATCGTCAGGCAGAGACGGTCCACCACCCAAGATTGCAGCAGGTTGATTGCGGTATTTGTCCTTCATCGAAGAAAGTAATATTTTTTTCATGCTGTTTTCATTGACATCAAAACAGATAAACAAACAAGAACGGCCCCGCACACGGTTTGAGCCAAAGAGGCAGAGAGCAGGGCTGATAATCCGCTATAAAGCGAAGCCATTCCAAAAATAAAAAAGATTTCAGGCAGGCCAATGTTCTGGCGTGCCCATGCAAGAGCAGCATCAAACAATCGCCGGATCATTTGAAAATCAACTCCACTTGACCGGTGAGCATCATAAACACAAGCCCAATAAATGAGACTCCAAAAGCACCAACCACCCACACGCCAGCTTTCGCAAAGTTCAAGGCGGGTTCCATTTCTTTGCGAACCGCTATAAATTCTTTACGCATATCATCACGCAGTGACTTTGTGTCGTTGCGTGTTATTTCATACTGATCATAAATATCAATAATTGCAGAAAATAAAAGCACATCGCGCGTGTTGACATCGATGTTCCCGCCTTTCTCAATTACATCTCGCAACTTCTTAATGATTTCGTTGTTTCCGCTTGTCATAACATCCCCTCTAGGTGGTTTTTCATATCAGCTACAGCTTTTGCATAACCTTGCTCAAAGGTGGCAGATGTTTCAGTCTCAGGATCAGGCATCGGGTTGGGTTGAGGCGAAGGGTTGATTGGCATTGCAAACTCTGCGTTGGCCAATCCGTTGTATTTGATCGCGCAATACTCATCACGCAACGTCCAGAGCTTTACCCATTGTTCGCCGCCAGTAGCTGGCAATACGTCCATCACGTTAACAACATCATGCTGGAAAAGTGTATTGACGCTCGCGCTCGTGACGCTGGGCTGGGTGCGCACGCGCAAGCCCTTCACGCTGGTCACGCGGATGGCATTGATCGGGGACAGGAAATATCTCTGCATAAGATACGGAATTGGATCTACACACCACCCCTTGAACGTGCGGATGGAATTTTTTACCGGTTCAGGCAGGATCACTTCAAAGTGCAGGTGCGTACCTTCACTGGCGCCGCGCAGTTTGTCCTCAAGATTTCCGCCCATTGTGCCGATCTGTTGACCAGCCTCAACAACATCACCAGATTTCACATGCACCTCTTTGAGGTGAGCATATAAGGTGCTGTATTGCTTGTTTTCGTGTTCAATCACGACTCTGCGACCATATCCGCCCTGGTCGTAATAACCCGCCTCTACCACCAATCCATATTGCACAGCAAAAATGGCGGCGCCTGGAGCGCCATTCACAGTGGTAATGTCAACGCCCATGTGCTTACCTTCTGTTTTTCCATAAAGTTTCCAGTTGATATTGGCAAACTTTTGGAATAAGAAGGCTGTTGCTATGGTTGGGTAAACAGGATTTTGCATAAATTCCTTGTTGGTGAAATAAAAAAACGCCCGACGATAACCAAATGGTTATCGTCGGGCGTTACTTCCGACATTGACCGCAATACAGCAGTCACTCAGTTTTATAAAGTAGGTGGTGACAAGATGAGGGGGGCACCCTGCCAGCCACCTATCGAGAGTTTAGCACAAACAATCTACGAATGCAATATGCGAATTATTGCAAATTATCCAGGTCCTAAATTTCCACGGTCTGTAAATGTCCAGCTATCTCGAAATATAAGACTGCCAATATGATCTCTTCCAAAAAAATTGTACGCCTTGAGCACACAGGCTCGGGAACGTATTTCGACCATTCGCGTGATTTCGACTAACGACATGGACTCCATATCGATTTCGCGTTCCACCCACGTAATCCATTTTGGATCGCTCAACGATAAACACAGTAATGCATTTTTCAGCCTGCGCTGCCAATCTACCCGAAGCTGCAACGCCTCATTACCCATCTCTCGCAATGTTGCACGCTCTTTTGCTTTCAATCGTGATCGTTTCATATTGCCACCTAAAACCCAAAGTCATCAGACTTTACATATTCCGAAAAGTCTGAGGCCTCACGCAGCACTTGCACACGCACCAGTGCTGTAATGATGGCTGTCAATAAGTCAACGCGCTTTGTGTCAACAGCTTTGCGTTTTGAGATCATCACGTTCTCTTTGCTGTCTATAATCTGCACCGCGTTGGAGATACACCAGCGCAGCAATGGACTTCCATCATGCACGAGCTTTCCAGATGCGACCAATTCCCTGAAAAGCTTTGTCGCTTCTGAAAGGCTGGCCATTGTTTGCCTGATTTCGACCATGCTATATCCATCATCCTGCATTTCGTTTGCAAGGTGCGTGGCTGCGTAAGGATCGTAGGCAATTTCGTGGACCTGCCATTGGTTGTCCAGCTCACAGTCATGGATGTGCGCTTCCACTTTGCGATAATCAGTTACATCGCCATCTGTGATGATCACCCATCCATCCCGCGCCCAGTCTTTATATGGAATTTTGTCTGTTTTCTCGTGGCGTGTCACAGCCTCTTCAGGCAAAAATCCGCGTGCAGTTACGGCGACTCTGTCATCATCCAAAATAAAAATAAAACCATCTGCGGTAAGGTCAATCTTTTTTGATAGATCCAACCCTGTAATGGTCAACTTTCCTTTTGTCTTTTCGAGAAACTCTTCGCGTGAGATTGCGAGCTCATCCCACTTATGAATATATTCGCCAATGTAACTATCATCACTGGCATTCACCCAAAGGTTGAGGTTCTTAACGCGAAAGTTTCTGATCTTCGCTGTGTCATGGCTTCCAAATGCTTCATCGTGCTGCTCTTTTAACTTTGCAAGACCTGTTTTCGTAAATGCCCGCAGTGGATTTGCTTTGATCCAAACCGCTGGATCATGCTCATCATCGTCCTTGTCCAGCTCGCGGATCATGACAAAATAGCGCTCATTGGGGACAATGCCGCCAAGGATCTGCTTACAGTAGGAATATTCTTTGAAACATGGACTCTCGGTATCAAACCCAGCCGTGGTGATGATAGCCATCAATGCTTGGGCACGCTGGCCCCATGCAGACCAAAGCAGATCATAGATCTCTGATGTTGGGTGTGCATGATACTCATCAATAATGGCGCCAGAAGGATTAAGACCGTCTTTATTTTTTGTGTCTTTGGAAAGCGGTGTCATAATTCCGCCGCGTGTGATGTGGCTGGTCTCTGCGCGCCCGATCTTCAACCGCTTTTTGATATCAGGACTCTTGCGTGCCATTGCGATTGCGGATTTATATAAGATCCTTGCTTGCGCACGATCCACAGCTGCAGCAAACACTTGTGGACTCTCTTCGCCATCTCCAACCATCAAATAATCAGCAACACCAGCCAGACGCGTGGTCTTTGCGTTCTTACGCGCCTCTTGTATATATGCTTTTTCAAACCGGCGCAATTTTGTTTTTGCATGCACCCATCCGAAAATTGATCCAAGATCAAACTTATGTGCAGGGATTAACTCAATAGGTTGACCCGATAGGGGACCTTCAACATGATGACAATACTTAAACCATGTGTATATCTTATTTGCTTTATCAGCATCAAACATCCACGGAAATGCACGATCACGTGCAGGCAGTTTTTTATTTGTAGCTTTGCGAATACGCGTCGCTAATGGTTTATCAATCTGGCCAGCACGCGCCATATCATGCAGATGGCGAAGACACGCAAGTCGCTCCGACTCTCCCACTACAGTCTTGTGCTCGATTGCATCCATTGCGTATTGAGTAACAGGATGGAGTGCCATTAATCGAATTGCTCCCCAAATTTATCTTTCGGCGCTGATCCTGCTCGCTTTTTGATCAATCGAGCTCGCGCTCCAGGCGTAAACCCTAATTTATCCGCACTGCTTGAGATAATGCGCGACCATCCCTGCAGCATTTTCATTGCATCCCCGTCCACTGTGGACTCTACACGACCTGATGAAATAATTTTGCTCAACGTTTGATACTTGTCAACAGCATCGCAATACATTGCCAAAATATCAACATCCAAATTATCCAATAATTCAATTTGCTGGGTGTCATTCATAACACGATTCCAAACAAACAATGCCCCGCTACTCAAATACTCTGGCGGTGTAATAACTACTTTTTCGCGTTTAAGCGTAGCCGCCGCGGCTTTTCGCGCGGCAACCTCTTCGGCGGTCCAGTGTTTTCCACCGCCTTTTTTTCCAATTTCCATCGTTTCCGCAGAAACGGCCTTTGTTGGCATAAATTTCGTTCTTTCGCTTGTTTATTCACTATGCGAATCTAATTTTGATCGGGGACTCTTGCACGCGGATGAT